AGGACCTCGGCTCGAAGTCGTGGTCGCGTGGGCTGGTGCGGACGAGGCGCGTGTGCCGGAGGTTCGCGGCATCGAAACCGCACCGCTTGCAGGTGACGGTCTGCGGGGCGTCGCCGATCTCCGTGTCGAGATCGACTTCACCGAACGCCTCCACGCAGGAGGGGCAGTCGCCGAGGTTCTCGTCGACGTGACCGCCGAGCGCGTGCTGGCGGACCATTTCCTTGTCCCACTGGCGCTCGAACTCGTTGCGCGCCTGGCGGGTGGTCGGATTGACCGGACCATCGGCTCTGTAATCCTGGTTCCTCTTCTGCTCTTCGTGCGCCTTGTGGTTCATCTTGGGCTTCCCCTTCTCTCGACTAACCCCATTTTATCACGGGCGAAGCGCGCTGTCAATATCAAACCCGACCGGCGCAGATCGGGCCGATCCCGGCCGCGATCGACTCCTCATCGGTGAGCGTCCGGCCGCAAACGCAGCAGGTGCCGTAGAGCGCGCCCCACGCCTTCGCCTCTTCGAGCGTCATCTTGTCGGAGGGCTTGAGCGTCCGGATCGCGCCGGGTGCGTACTCAAACGTCCAGCTGTCGCCGGTCTTGACGAGCTTCTTCGCGTAGAGCCTGCCCGAGCCGTTGACCGCGATCTGGACCTTGAAGATCTCGTCACCCTTGCGGTACATCCCGTCGGTGATCGGCTCGGGCTCGGGAATCGCGGTGATCTTCGGCGCGGGGCGGTCGTTGGCCTTGAACTTGAGGACGGCGGCTGCCTGCTTCGGGGAGAGCGACTTGCCGCCGATGACCTGGCCGACCAGCGAGATCAGGAACGCGTGCGAGTGCTTCGATCCCGGCTTGAGCAGCCATTCGGTCGCCTCGGTGATGGCGGGGTCGATCGTGGCGTCGAGCCAGCTCGGGCGCTCGGGAGGGGTTTCGCTCTTGAACAGCGCCGGGAAACTGCGCTGCATCGTGTCCCACCACTCCTGGCCGTCCGCGTAGCCGTAGCTCGGGCCGAAGTCCTTGCGGGCTTGAACCGACTCGGCGAGATCCTCGGGGGTGAACGCCGCAATCATGTCGCGCGTCCGGGCTTCTTTCTCCGCCGCCTTGCTCTTGGTGTCCATAAACCCATCCTACCACGAGGTAAGCGCGCTGTCAATATCCGGCCGATCCGGCGTGTCGGGTCGATCCGGGATCTCCGGCTCGGGTGGGTCCTTGAGCATCGGTCCCAGGACAAGCCCAGCCGCGATGGAACAAAGGCACCAGCCACCGGCAAACCACCACCAGGAACCGTGAGCGATCATGACACCCTCCGATCGTAGTCACCTGAGTTGTAGGTCTTGATCCGGGCGCAGGAGGCGCACAGGATCTCGTGCTCTTTGGCGAACTCCTCGTCGATCGCCCTGTACGACAGCGATCCCCAGTTGATCGTGTGCTCGGTCGTGTGCTTCGAAACGCGATTGCCGCGCAGTTTGGTCGAGCGGTCCAGGTGGCAGAAGTCGAGGGCGCGGGGATCGAGCAGCCCGCACTGCGCGCATCCGCCCTCGGCCACCATCAGCGCCCACTTGTAGCGGATCTTGGCGTTCTTGGTCTCGCGCTGCGGGATCATCAGGAGCCACCTAGGGCTGCGTCCTTCGATCGGCAGCGATCGCAGATCGGGACGTCGCCGAGGATCGGGTGAGACAGGGTGCCGTTCGCTCGGTTGGTGCACATCGCAAACCACTGACAGATGCCCGGTCCGCTGTACCTGGCCAGCTCGCGCTCCTGCTGGCAATAGCCGCATCGGCCGGTCTCGCCGTGCAGACAGGCGCGCTTCATCGATCTGCCCCGCCTGGGTCGGTGCCGGTCCGGTTGGCGATCCGGCTCCGCATGAACCCGTCGCCCTGCTTGATCAGCTTCTTCTGCGCGGGCGTCGGGAGGAGATCCTTGCCCCACCCTCGGATGATCTGCTCGGCGACGGCCTCGTCTGAGTCGTCGGCCGACAGCATCGACTTGAGCTTGGCGTCATGGCCGGGAAGGAACCGACCGCCGCCCGTCCGCTCGCCGCAGTGCTCACAGATCCCGCCGCCTGTCCTGCGCTGCCGGACCGCCGTGACGTGCGCTTTCTTCGCGATCTTCTCGCCCTCGATGTCGATCAGCGCCGACAGCGGGAGCGACCGCGTGCCCATGTAGTGCTTGTCGATCGTGTTTTCGGCTGCTTCCTGCGTGCCGTACTGGTGGCCGGTCAGCGCCGGTCCCATGGCCTTTGACTCGAAAGTGCCGGTGATCCTGAGCCAGACGGTCGTCCCGTCGAAGTCGCGCAGCGGGACCACGCTGCCCTCGGTGAGCTTGACGCCCTCAGGGACGTCGATCGGTGCCTGCTTTGATTTGGTCATCGGACTGCCCTTCTGTTTGTGGAGTTCAAGAAGAGACGCTTGCACTCCCGCCATTCCTCCGGGTTGTCTTCCTTCGTGATCCCCAGCTCCCACGTCATCGCGCAGAAGCCTGCGGCCGTGTGAAGCGGGTTCGGCTTGTGGCCTTGTTCGATGCACCACGGGCGGTTTGACTCGGTCATCGGTAGCTCCCCTTCTGCTGGGTCGTCGTGGTCGACGACTGCTGGCGCGTGCCTCGGGTGAGGTCGTGCGGTTGGCCGTGCTTCGGGGCGCGGATCGACTCGATCCCGAGCCACTCGCAACCCCGCCACTCCTGACGGATCTTGGCTTCGTCGTGGGTCCGCATCAGTACCGCACCTCGTCGTAGTCGCAGCTCGGGTTCGTGCAGTCCGCGAAGCGTGGGCCGTAGATCCGGCTCGTCTCGCGGCCGACCTCGTCATCGTAGGTGAGGATGAGTGGCCAGTAGCACTTCGGGCACTGAGTGGTTTCTTGCTCGGTCATTTTCTCGGCTCCCCTGCGGTCGGTGTCCATATACACATTAAACCACACGGGAAGCGTCCTGTCAATACCGATCTCGATCGTCACGTCGGCCATGATCGCGTGAAGCATCAGGGTCGCGCTTTGAGGAGATCCGCGCGGACGATCGGGTTCAGCTTCATGTCGTCCAGCCGGATGGCCCAGGCCTCGATCCGCCAGGCCAGCCAACTGGCGCGCCGGTCGACGATCGCCGCCGCTATGGCCAGCTCGCCCATGATGGCCAGCCCGAAAAGGCAGGCTAGGATCGGCTTCATGGCGCGACGGTCGGTCCCTCGGCCTCGGCTCGGATCTCCTCGTCGACGTGCGCCTCGGTGTGGGCGCTGACGATGGCGGGTTTGAGTGCGACCTCGGCCCAGCCCGCGTCGACCTCGATCTTATGCTCTTTCTTGAGGTGCGCGATCTGCTGCGCTTTGGTCATATCGGGAAACAGCTTGGTCAGGTGCTCCCAGCGGCTGGGGCTGCTCATTCCAAGATCCTCCGTTCAGATAGTGGACGCGGGCGGCGGCTTCGTTCTGATCGGTCCAAACCGACTCCGGCTTCCATGTCCCGTTTGGCGTGTAGAACCCGACTGTCCAGACTGGCGTCACCTGCGCCGACGGGACGAAGACCCAGCACATCAGATCAGCTCCCCGTGGGCGTCCAGGAAAGCGCCCCACTCGACCTCGGCTCGGTGATCCGCGCAGTACATGTCGTCAGCACTCCGGCACGGATTGTGGCACCAGTCCAGGATGCACTCGTCCATCAGGATCGGTCGAGTCCGGCGCTGTTGATCGCAGCGATGACTGCCTGCTCCGATCCTTCGTCGACGGCGTTGATCGCCTCGTCGATCGCGATCGTCATCGACGCGTAGTCGCGGAACTCATCCTCGGTCAGGCCCGTCACCCGACGTCCCAGCTCGTCGCTCATCGCGTCGAGCTTCCGCTCTGCCTTGATCCGTTTGCGGTAGAGAGCCACCGCGCGGTTCGTGTTTGCGCTTGCCATCGTTCACACCTTCTTTGGGTCGTAGTCCTTCCCGGCGGATTCGCCGAAAAGCCGGAGGGCGAAGGCTTCTGCCTCGTCCTTCGTGTTGAACAGCGCAGGATCGCCGCCGTCCTTGGTGGTGCCGTCTTCCTTGACGCTGGCTCCGTCATGCAGGGAGATCAGCGCCCAGAGCCCGAGCTTTGCCATCGGTCCTCCTCAGATCGTGATCACGTGCGTGGGGACGTGGACGATGAAGCTGGGCTTGCGCCCGTCGCCCTCGACCGTCCGTGCCGTGACCGTGCCTGCCGGGTAGTTGCCGTTGCCTGCGCCCGACGCGTCGATCCAGCGCGTGAAGATCGTCCGGCGACCGTACTGCCCGCCCTCGCGATCTTCCCACACTTCGGCGCGCTTGCCCAGGTACGTGACCTGCCGTGCCTTTGTGATCACCGCTGCCCCCTTCGTTTGCCGGTCCTTCATCGTGGGACGATCCTACCACGCGGGTGGGCGTCCTGTCAATGTCTGTCACGCGCGCCCTCGGGTGACTCGTCCGATCGCCGGAGGGATCGGTGGGCCGGATCGGCGCGTCCGCGTCACCGGAGCCACGACGTGACAGATCCGGGTACAGCGAGAGCGCCCCTCGCGGGACGCCCTCGGTGAGCTGCTTCGGGGAGATCACGCCTCGACGGGCGCGGCCACCTTCGCTGTCCGCTTGGCGGTCGAGCGCTTGGCGGTCGACTTCTTGGCGGACGTCTTCTTCGCAGCGGTCTTCTTGGCGGCGGTCTTTTTGCTGGCCGTCCGCTTTGCACGGGGCTTGGCGGCGGGCGGGATCGGGAACCCGTGCGCCTTGAGCGCGACCTCTGCGCTCGTCACCTTGCCGTTGTAGCTGACGTCGTCGCCAGCCTTGTACGCCTTGCCGAGGATCGACCGCAGGCGCGCGTCGTGCCCCTGCTTGTAGCTGCGACCCTTGGCGGTCTCCGCACCGCACCCGCAACCGCAGGTGCCTTCGGGAGCCTTGATCGTTACCGTGGCCATCTCTGGCCTCCTCTCTGTCGGGGCGTTTTGCCCTCTTCGCGGGAACCCTACCACGAGAAAAGGTCTCGTGTCAATACCCGCCTTGAGGGTGCTGGGGCGTTGACGGGCTTATCCGTGCGCACGACCACCGCACATTCGACGGCTTCTGTCGCTCGGGAGTTTCCGATTTTCCCAGCACCCTCAGGACGGGATCGGCGCGGCCGTCTTGCACGACATCGGTGCCGATCCCTCCTGTCCGCGAGCCACAGTGTCTGGCCTTCGGTCGCTCGGGACCCGATCTTGCAACCGGAGTCACGTGGAGCTTCCTGGCAGCCGCCGTTTCTGAGCTGCTCGCGAATGGGAGGGGCAGCGGGACGGAACTCGTCGATCGGGACTGGCCGATCGGGTCGCATCCGTACCCCGCGACCTAGGGCGTCCGCCCCGCTGCCTTGAGGGCGGGGAGCCCTTTCCCCGTCCGATCGGTTAGCACCACCAGCGGGTCGAGGCCGTGTCCCTTGCGGGGCGTGCGATCTTCGCTGGCTCCGTGCGCCTTCGGGCGGGGGAAGCGCTCCCCGCGTCCTCTTCGCTCTGTTCCCGGAGCGGCCCGTGTCGTCCGGCGGGCTCCCTCTTTCTCCGGTGCTTTTCCCTTACAACCGAATCATATCACGGGCGAACCGTCGTGTCAATATCCGCCTAGTACGCCATTCGACGGACATGCGGCAAACGCAACCCTTACGGCATCATCGGATCGACATAGCCGCGCTCGGCGAGCTGCTCGTCCTCGGTCAACTGGACAAACCCGCCACTCCTCAGGAACGCCAGCTCTGCGCCAGATCCGGCCTTGCGGCCCAGCAGGCACGGCTCGGTGAACGGACAGCGCCACGTGCACCGATCGGAGTCCGGAGCGCGCGGAGCTTCCCCGATCTTGTATTGGTAGAAAGCGCGTGCCGTCGTCCAGGCTTCGCGCGCGATTGTCTCAAGCTCCGGCTCCGCTCGGTACAAGCGCGGGCGCGCGAACCGCTCCTCAAGCGGCCGATCGCCGGTCTTGTGTCGGTAGGTGCGGACGGCGTTGAAGATCGACCCGAAGACGTCGACGCCCTGCTGTCTTTTGCCCCAGGTGTAGAGCCCGAACTGATCGTCGAGATCGAGCGCCTTCGAGTGCGGGAGATCTTTGCCGGTCTTGTGGTCGACGAGCCAGATCTTGCGCGGGATCGTCTTGGTCCGCACCAGCAGGTCGATCCGCATCCGCAGGTAGAATCGGGAGGCGCGTCCGCTCCGATCGGGAAGCCGGAGTAGGCTCTGATCTTCGATTTCCAGGATCTCCCAGTCGGGATCGGAGCCGTAGCGCTCCACGTAGCCGTTGTACATCCAGGCCATCAGCTCGGCGTCTTCCTCCTCGGCCTCGTCCAGCAGCCGCGACACGCCCCGCGCGCGCTCATGGACCGTCGTGTCGGCCTTGATCGTCGCATAATGCCAAGCCATAATGAGGTGCCAGATCCGGCCTCGGTTGAGCGCCTGCCCGACGACGAGCGGCGACCAGCGCTGTCGGTACGCTAGCTCGGCCTTGTGATCACACTGGCGGATGGCGTCCAGCTCGGAGAATGAGACGACGATCGGCTTCAAATAATCCAGCCCTTCCTGAATCCGATGGCGACGGCGTGCGGTGCGTTCATTGCGTCGATCCGGCGGTAGAGGTTCGATCGGTGCGACTTGACGGTCTTGACGCTGATATGCAGGCGATCCGCCGTTTCCTTCATCTCGAAGCCGTCCGCCATCTCTTGCAGTAGCCGCTGCTCCGTTGGCGTCGGCGCTTTGTTCTCCCAGTCGCCCATCAAAGACTCCTCGTCGAGAAGCGCTGCCGGACGATCACGTTAGGAGACGAGTCGTCGTCGACGGTCTCGGGCTCGCCGACAAAGGCCGAGGGCGACCGGTGCTGCTCGAATGCCAGCGTCCGTGCCGAGTGGTACAGCGCGCGCATGACCTGCTTTCGGATCATCCTGCGCCGGTTGGCTTTAGCGAATAGCCACTCCTGACGATCGACGCTCACCTCGGCGATGATGTCCGTGTTAGCCATGGCACTCATGCGTGCACGATGGCGCGACGTCGGCCGTCAGGATCGACCGCATGGCGTTGTTTGGCTGAGGCACCGTGCGCTTACCGGGCGGATCGGAACAGCGCTCACACTCGCCCCGCTGGCAAGAGTAGGTCACGAACTCGGGATAGACGGCACGGTCTCGGTCGATAGACATGCCGAGCACCCTACCACGCACCTCGGCTGGCTGTCAACTCCATGGCGAGAACCCGGACGAGAGCCATTTGGTGTAGGCGGCTCGAGCGTTTGCCATAGGGTCGAGCCATGCCGCCCCGCCGTAGCACGGATAAAGTTGCCAGAGTCCGCACGCAGATCCTCCCGATCGAACGTACGCCCAACCCGGACAGTGACCGGGATTGACGGCCGATGGGCAGAAGTGCGACTCCCGAGCGGCGAATCCGACCATCGTGGAGATCGCCGACTCGGGGAATCCGGCTGCCCGCGCATAACTGGCAACCTGCTCCGCGCTCAAGTACGACGCGCCGGTCGGCGCTGGGGCATAACTGGCAGGTGATTGTGCTACGGGCGAGGGAGAGGCCAAAACGCCCTGTGAAGTCGGGAGGGCGTGGCCGGGAGTGCGATCGACATGGTGATGATGAGAACTGGCAGGTAATCCGAGAAGCGAGAGAATGAGCGCGATCTTGACCGCGATCTCGATGGCGAGTTCGTGCATGAGCGGCACCTCCGTCATGTCGTGACAGCCCGACTTGGGCCGTCCGTGCGTGGCGGTTTGGTATGTGTTCTACCACCGTCCTTTCAGAGGGAATTGCGAGGGGGAAACTATCCCGCTGCTAGCGCCCCAGTGTCGATAAGAAAACGGACACCCGATCAAGCCAATCACGGGCTGAATCACCGTAGGGCAGAAGATCGGGCGGGATCTGCTTCAAGATCTCGATCGCCGCCTCGCCGTCGTTCAGCCGGTCCCGGACCAGGCGCGTGTCCGGCGTCACAGAGTGTGGCGGAGGTGGAGCTACGCCCGGTCCGGTCCAGCCGTACATCAGACGGTCGCGAGCCGCTTGTCGAGGAAGAACTCGCTGTTGGCCGTCCAGATCGCGCTGTCGGCAGGAACCGAGTCCGGCAGCGTGACCAGCAACACCGTCCCGTCCGTGAGCACCGAAGCCATCCGGATCACGATCGGATCGAGCTTGAGGAAGTGGTCCATCGTGACGCGCACGAATGTTTCCGGCTCGTCGCTCAGGAACCCGCGCCGGACGCGCACCTGCGGCCCAGCCCTGCGCACCTTGGCGAACTGTCCCTCTTGGTCGGCGTCGTTCAGGAGCAGTTTGCCGGCGCATGGCCGACGATCGCCCTCGAACGCCACGAGACCTTCACCCGTGTCGAGCGCGGCTGCATGCCGCACCGACTCGTCCTTGAAGGCTTCGAGCGCTGTTGCGTGGTCCTCTGTGATCATGTAACCGTCCATCATGCAGCCTCCTCATCGAACAGCGGAGCCAACGCCTTTACCAGCGTCGGCGATCTTCCCTTGCGCCGGATCTCCTCGGTTCCGACGGTCCACAGTTCCATGGCCTCGTCGTGCGTGATCCCCAGCAGCTTTCGGATCTCGTCAAGCAGCCGGACGGACGGCATGCGCCGCCCGTTCCGGTAGGTGCTGACCGTCGTTGTGTGGCAACCGATGGCCCGTGCGATCTCGGAGTTGGTCATGATCGAGGAGTATACCCGACGAGTCACCGGGCTGTCAATACCGTCCTTTGTCACGCGCGGCCTCGGGAGACACGCGCCCCCGTCCGGGGGCACGGGTACCGGCTGGGTAGCACCCGTGTCACCCCGTGGACGGGGACGCCCACGAGAGGGCAGCGGCAGGCAGGACCCGCCACCCCCTCAGTCGGCTGCCTGCGCGGCGGTTGCCGGAGGCTGGTACTGGAAGTACGTGAACAGGAAAGCCAGTACGGTTGCGACGACGAGCGGGATGACGAGTGCTTCGAGTTTTACGACATCCGCTAGCTCGTTGACGACCACGGCACTGAGACCGCCGAGGATCGTCTCGCCTGCCGATCGTAGACCCTTCTGTAGGGCCGACGTCGCGGGAGATCGTACGAAAGCGTACCCCGCTGCCAGGACGGCACCGATGAACGCCACGAGAGTCAGGACCGCAAGCTTGTCCGCATTTTGGTTGAAGGTCGCTGATCCCGTCGCCCAGTCCATCGCCTGCGCGGCTCCCACCACGGCAAGCATCAGCTGAGCGAACGTGCGCCAGAAGATCCGCCAATACTCCATATTTCACCCCCTTCCGGTAAGAGACAAGATGAGCGTCACGGCGATCGCCGACACGCCGATGATGGTCGCGATCCAAAGTCCGGCGTTCTGTATCGCCGCGCCCCTGGTCTCGCGCGTTTCCGATAGCTGCACCTTTTGCCCCTGCTGCTCGTACTGTGCGCGCCGGAGATCTTGAATGTCCTTTTGGATTGGCTCCAATGCGGACTTGAGCGCCGACTCGGCTGCCTGCGCTGCTGCTGCCACCTGCGATCGCATCGCCTCGGCCGACGCTGCGACCTGCGTGGCCAGCGCCGTTGCGCGGATCTCCGCTGCCGACGTCGCCTGCTGCAGCGCCTGCACGTCGACTGATCGGATCGCGTTGATCCGCTCGGCCTCCGCTTTGCGCAGCTCTGCTGTGTAGTTGAACTCGCGGGTGATCCGAGCTTCGACGTCCGCAAACCGATCCCTGTAGTGCGAGCGGTACGCTTCGTTCAGATCGTCCAGCCGCTGAATCGCTGCTTGAACAAGATCGAGAACGTTCTTGGTGGGGTCTGGGGTCGGCCGTCCTTCTGAGTCGACAGCGGCTCCATTGGTCATTTTTTAGAAGACTCCCCCTTCGTGAGGCGGCTTGACGCCGTGATGATTGACGACGGATACGTGCACGTGCCAAAGGTGCGATGAAGCAGCACCGGACGGCTCGATGTCGTAGTCGGGTGAGTACACCTCGACGATCTTGCCGTCCCGCGATCCCAACGCGTAACCGAATGCGGTGCAGTTGGCGCGGCCCATGCGCGCGAGCCAGTCCAATACGTCGTCGTTCTTGACCTGTGGCGGGTTCTCTGTCTCGTCGAACGCCGTGCCGTAGGCGTGATCGGACCACGACTCGGTGCCCTCGATCTTCTTGTAGACGTAGCCGCCTGCGAACTTGATCGTGGGGAACTGCTCATGCACCAGCGAGTGCAGCAGGATCGTCGCGGGAGACGAGTTGTCCATCGCCAGGAGCTTGACCGGTGCGTAGCGCACGGCGATGTTTTGGTGCGATTCGTGTATGAACCGGATCGTGTCGTCCGGCTTTGCTTTGCTGGTCCAGCGCACAAATGCCTGCAGCGCCTCCGCTTTCGGCATCGTCGGGGACTCGTCGCCGTTCTTGAGGATCGACCACCCGAAGTGGTTCATGCCCATCAGCGCGGCGATCTTGTCGACAGCGTTGCCCCGCTGGCGCAGCAGATCCGGTCCTCGATCGGCGAAGGTCTGTCCCTCTTTGCGGACGCGGAACCGTTGCTCAGCCATCTTCGTCTTCCCCGCCTTCTCGCTCGTCCGGGTCCCAGTCTAGGGCGTGCCGGAGCATTCCGTCGTGGAGCCATCCAGTCATCCCGTCGGAGTCTACCACGTCCAGCGATCGGGAGTCTATGGAGTCGGCTCGCACGTACTCAAACACGACGACGTAGTTTGTGACTACAGCGCCCTCGGGCGCGAGTTGCTGCACCGCTTCGTCGAGAATGTCGCCGACCGTCTGCTTCTCCGGTTCGTCACCCACGCTCGCCTCCTCTACGTCCAGCGGTTCCCCGTGAACTCTACGTAGCTGTACATGGCGTCGGCCATGATGTTGCGTGCCGCCGTCCCCACCGTCTTCTCATGAATGAAAGCCTCACGCAGTGCGACTGCTGGCATCGTTCCCACAATGGAGCCCTTGAGGATCTTGTTGATGTAGAAGTCCGCTTGCGTGCCTGCTGCGTTGATGTCGATCTCAAGCAGATACCATGTCGAGGCGGCGACCGTCACGAGGCCACCGTTGTCGCTGAGCGCGTTGGAGCCGAGGCCGGTGACCTCGGCCTGCCATGCAGCGCTGTTGACGTCGTGCTTGTAGCGGATACCCAGGCGCGTCGTCGTTCCGGTGTACGCTGCCGATCCGTCGTACAGGCCAAACACGGTCCAGTAACCATTGGTCCCGTCGGACACCGTGTTGCACGTGCGCATGAGGCACCATATGCGGACCCGACCGTTGGACAGAATATGTGAGCCAACGTGCGTATAGATCCCGACAAGCCCAGCTGCCGTCGATCCCGTGTCGCCGAACAGGATCCCGTGATGACCCGCTGCCGCCCCGCTGTTGCCCCAGTTCGCAGCCGTGCCCGACGCGAAAGGCTGGTTCCATCCGCCGCTTCGTGCGTCTAGCGGCTGAATGAAGTCATCGTAGAACTCGGCGCACTTCAACGGCACGTACAGACGCGACTGCGTCCCGTTGCCGCGCAGTTCCCATTCGCTGCTCTCGGCCCGAATGATGGCGGGGATCGACGCCGGGAAGACCGTCACCGATCCTGGTCCCGCTGTCGTTGAAGAGAACGCGGTCAGGTACGTCTGCACGCCCGTGAACGTCGTGCCCTGAATGAAGTAGCTCGACCACAACCCGCCCGGATCGGTGCCTGACGTGTTCATGTAGATACGGACGCTGTTCGGATCGTCGGCTCCGCCGCTCGGAATCGTCGGCCATGAGACTGAAATGCGCCAACGGCTGTACAGGTTGACGATCTTGCGCGGCGATAGCGCCGACTCATGGACGGTGCCCGCACTGTCGTACCATGTGTAAGCGACGGCGAATGCCGTCCATGGTCCGTTCGTGCTCCGGAAGTTCGTGTACTTGTAGAGGAGTCGCTGGTTCCCGACCCTACTCCGGAACTGCGTCCCGTCCCAAACGATGCCGCCGTCAGAAGCGCCCGACGTGTACCACTCCTCGGCGCTCTGGACGAGGCCGGACGCATTGAACGATCGGACGCGAGTGCCGGTGGTGGACTGAACCCAATAGCGCGCCGCGCCGATGTCTGCGTTGCTCACAACGAACGCGGCCGGACTGCCCTCGGCTATCTCGATGTCCGTCGTAACATTCGAGAGGAAGGCCGGGACTCCTGCTGGTGCCGTGTACATGCCGATCCACATCTTGTCGTTCGGTGCTCCGCCCGATCCGGTCCGGTTCGACTGGCAGACGTAGAGGTTTGTTCCGTCGGTAGCGACCAGCGGCTCGCGGTACCAGCCACGCCACTGCGTCAGGAGACCCGAAGTAGTAGGCGTCGCGGCAGGCATCCCCGCCGAGTCGGCGAACACCAGCCATCTCGGAGTCCAGCCTCCGATGCCGTACCACCAGGACCCGACTTTTACGAGGCTAAAGAGCTTCTGATCACCGTCGAGAAGGCTCGTGTCTAGCAGCGTGCTGGAAAGGATCGTTCCAGACGTGTTGACCCGGTAGAACACCTGCTGAGGTAGGCCCGATGGAATCGAATCGCTTTGCAAGTAGGTGAAATACGTCCCGTCCCAGCCTAGCCCGATGCCTATTTCTCCGACAGGAGCCGTCGCGGCGAAGGCCATCGACTCGACACTGTGCACGACGGAGGGCTGACTCACAGGGTTCGACAGCGACGACGACGCCTCCATCACTGCGCCGATGTCCAGACTCGTCAACCCGTGCAGCGTCGCCATCGCCGATTCGAGCGATCCGGCCGTCAGATCGCCGACGACTTTTACCGGCTTGAGCGGGTCGGTCGGCAGCTCGGCCAGGAGTTGTCCAGCCGGTCCGATAAGCCGAACCCCGTCGCCGTCCGCTTCCCAGTGCTGAGTCGCGTCGCCCTTTGCGGCGGACCCCATGTAGCCGGAGAGCGTAAGCGCCGCCGTAATGTCGCCCGCCGTGATCTTGTCCGCTGTGATCGCACCGGCAGAGATGTCGGACCCGAATAGCTTGTTAATCTGATACGGTCCGACCTGCGCGCCCGCTGCCGCCGATCCGTCGGGATCCTTTGCGACAAGCCGCAGGTAGTAGTTCGTGCTGTACGCCAGGTTGCCGCCGCCGTCAGCAGAGCACTGTTGCCTGATGGTTGCGATCGTCGACCCCGTCTCGCCCACCTTGGTCGTCGAGCTAGGCGTGAAACCCGCCGTCTTCGAGCAGTGGATCTCGTATGTCACGGCGTCGTGGTTCGTGATGCCGGTCCACTTGAGGAAGAACTGCGTCAGCATCGGGATCACCGTGAGCGCTGGCGAAGATCCGGGCGGGAGCAGGTCGGTGATCGGAGCGGGCGGAATCGTCAGCGGATCGAGGTAGCTGCCGTCGCCGATCGGATCGGTGCCGAGAATGTCGACGACGACGTATTCCTCGCCGTCGTTCGCCACGTCGACCGACTCGGACGTGGAGTTGAGATCCCGGAACCCGAGCGGCAGCAGCGGAATCAGAGCCATCCCAACGCGCGCCTGCACGGCTTCGTCTTCACCTTCGAGCTGGACCTCCGCAAAGACCTGCGGATGCAGCGGATACGGCCTCACCGTCGTGTCGTCCAGAGCGTACGCGTTGCTTACGCCGCTCACGCCGAGCAGGCTCACAAGATCGTAGTCGAGGCCGGTGTACAGGATGTCGGTTTCGGTGTTCACTCCGTCCGTCAGCTGCACGACGCCGCCCGTGTCCTCGAAGCACGACAGATCGTCGACCAGCAGCGTCGTCGCTCCGATCCCCGCGTTGGCGACCAGGTACGCGCCGACGTAGTCCTTGTGAACGGCCTGCACGCGCCCGTGTGTCACCTTATCGCTCCTCTGTAGCCCTTCGCCGACACGTTGCGATTGAACCCGATCGACATCTCGTCCAGCCCGAGCGGCAGCGTATACTTCTTGAGCACGAACCGCCCAGCGAAGTTCTCGGCGTTGATTGCGACAAGATCACCGGGCTCCAAGTGCGGAACCGGCAGACACGTGAACGCGACGTCGAGCGCGCCGGTCGCCAGTCGATTCAGCGACGTGTGCGCGATCTCGCGCGCCTGCTTGGGCGACAGCACGGCGTCGACGTCGACGATCTCCATCAGGAAGCGCGGTGCGCCGCCCCGCGACAGCGATCCGGGAGACAGGTAGTTGAAGCGCGGGAGCTGCCACTTGGCACGGAGCGTCGGCGTCTTCGACTGCTTCGTCTTTGGTCCCATCACGCGGATCGCGTTGCGCGCTGCCTTCATGTCCCAGGCGATCGACGGCTTCGTCACTAGCGTCCCGCCCCTGCCGTCGCGGAAGATGAACCGTGGGTGCCCCGATCGACGGACTTCGAGCGCCAACACGCCGTTGCCACGGTAGGCTAGGTTGCGGTTCGACCCTCGAGCCAGACGCTGCAGGAACGTCCACACGTTATCCGACTTCGCGATCCTCTCCCACTTCTTGCGGTCCAGAGAGATGGCGGGTCCTTTGGAGTGACCTAGCGCGAGCTTCGTCTCACCGACCGACTGCGCCACCATGCTGATGAACGCGCGCAGCGACTGCGGGAACGGCGTTGTCGGATCGACGACCGCGCGGCCGTAGCCGAACCAAACCGGCGGAAGCATGAGCGACTCTTTCGACGACGCCTCGACATGGTACACGTCGGCGTCCGACGAGGTGCGCGTGATCGGACCGAAGAAGACCGGGACCTGCACCCAGTCAAGACCCGCCACTCCCACCTCGACCTCATAGGTTACGCGGATGAACTTGTCGTTGGTGAGGTGCCCCGCCTTGTCGCCGACGCAATCGAGTGAGAGCTGGCGCACGATGTCGGCGTCGGCATCGCAGTCGACTTGGCCTCCCGTGATTCGCACGTCGAGATCTTCTTCGTGCTTCTCGTCGCGATCGTAGACGGAGATCTTGATGCGGACCCCGTGCGCCTGGGCGAGCGCTGCCACGTACAGCTTGCGCTCCGCCCCGGTCAGGTTCTCGTACTGCGTCATGTCTCCGCCAAGAACTCGCCGGTCTGCCAGAACGGGAACGACACTTTGTAGACTTCGGTCTTCTCCGACCACTCGTCGATCGTCGCGATCCCGATCCGCACCGGAATGTTGCGACGGCCGTAGATGAGACGCACCGTCGAGGACTTCCGGCGCTTGGACTTGAACTGCTCGAAGCGCGCGCGCCATGTTGCCGCCGTTACCGTGTCGTCGGCCACCAGCAGTCCCGAGACGGACCCGACGAGCCCTCGGATCTGACCGTACAGGAAGATAGGCTCCGGCGAATTGAGCACGTTTATCACGTTGAGATCTTCGTCAAGCGTCGTTGTCGCTTCATCCTTGCCGAGGATCTGCACCTCGACTCCGGTGTCGGTATCGACGAGCCAGATCCCGGCCGCATCGGGAGTGACCGTTGCCGAGATCGACGTCGAGTATCCGGTGCCGGTCGTTTTGGCGCGGACCTTGATGGTGCGTACCGCGCCCGCTTTTGCGACCCAGATATCGGCGGCAAAGGTGGTGCCGCTGACGAAGTAGTCCGAGCCGAGCACGTCGCCGTCCGGAATCATCACGTCATCGACCCAAATGCCCCAAAAGTCCGGCGTCGTTGCGCGCTGCCAGGTGAGGTGCACGTGCGGTCCGACGATCGTGGCTACGAGAGCGGTCGGCGCTGTCACGCCTGCGTTCCCGTCGAAGATCATCGTGCGCTCCTGCCGCACGTACTCATCCTCCGGCCGCGTCTGATCGTCCCAGACGTCGAGCTGAACCTTGTAGGTCTCGCCCAGCACGGCGACGTAACCGATCGGGAAGGTGTAGACCAGCGCCGCGTCCACCGCGCGCGGTCGAGTGAAGATCAGCGTCCACGATCCGTCGGCTTCTAGGTTGTACAGCCGGTAGCGCGCCGACTGCTGCGTTCGGCCGGTGAAGGTGTGCGTGATCGACGGCGTCGTGTCGGAGATCGACGTCCCGTCTGCAGCCGGAACCGTGATCGTGAGCACGCCCGCCGAGCGTCGAGTGAACGTCGCGACGTCCGACCAGCCCGACTGCGCCGCCTGCGAGTCGCGCACCAGGACGCGCCAGTAGTAGACCGTGTTATCGGTCAAAGCGCCCATGGCGGTGAGGCTTGTGTCCCAGTGGGTCGCAGTGTTAGCGACGATGCCGGAGTCGTAGAATGTGCTGGCGAACGTCGGATCGGTCGAGATCTGCACCTGCGACGACGCCTGGTCCTCGTCATCGGTCGGCGTTGAAAACTCCCACTTGAGGATAGGCTTCGTCGCCGCGATCCCGACGCCGGTATCGGGGAAGAGCTTGTCGGGCGGATCGGGCGGGAGGTTGTAGGTGACGTTCAGGCGCGGACGGTAGGCGCGGATCGCGGACTCCGACGCGTGGAACGTCTTCGTGCCGGTCGTGTTCACCGTGATCTGCACGCCGTACCACGCGCCTGAGGCGGCGACGTCTCCCAGCATGTTTTTGATGTCGATCGTGACGAGTTGCCCATCGACGCCCGCCGTCACGGCCAGTGTTGCCTGGTTCGTCGCCGTCACAGTCGGCTGAGCGTTGTATGTGACCGTGTTCTCTTTCCACGGTGCCGTGATCCTCTTGACTGTGATGGTGTGCGGACCGCCCGCCCAGCCCGCGCCCTTGAGGCGCAGCAGGAGCGAGCCGTTGATGACCAGCGAGTTGTTCGGGATCGGACGCGCGAACCACAGAAATCCGTTCTTGATAGCGGACGCCGTCGCCGCGACGTGCATCTTCGGGAGCGTGCCAAAGTTGCGGTTAGGCGTCGCCTGGTCGACGTAGGTGTCGCGACCGGCGAGGTACGTGTTGAGGGTGCTCACCGTCTCATCCTCTCAAGCCGATCGTCGAAAGCGCGCTGACGTCCTGCCTCTTGCTCCGCCAGTCGGCGCAGGTAGCCGGTGCCTGTCTCCCAGTTGGTGATCGTAATCGCGACAGCTCCCCCGAGTGGGGACGCCTGCGCGGGCAGCACGGTCTCGCCCTTGTGCACCAGCGCGATCCCCGTCTGCTCGATAAATCCGCCGGTTGCCAGCGGCGTCACGTGCGGGATGCCGGGTCCGTTCCAGTCGAAGTTGACGGAGCCGGGACCGGGCGGGTCGATGTGAATGTGCACCTGCACCTTGTTCAGCTGGTCGACCAGCCAGTTGTACGCGCCGATGATCACGTTGATGTAGCCCTTGATGCCCGCCACGATCCCCGACCAAATCGCAAGGACGACGCCCTTGACGCCATTGAACACCGTTTTGAAGAAGCGCACCGCCGTGCCGAAAGCAGATTTCACCTTATCCCAGTTGCGGATGATGACGAGCGCGGCGAGCCCGAACGGTCCGGTCAAGATCACCAGCAGTTGCGGCCAGTGGCTCTTGATCCAGTTGAACGGCACCTGCACGACGCGCCATACTGCGTTGAAGACGATCATCGCTACGCGCTTGATCTTGCCCCAGTTCGCAACGATGATGGCTGCCAGCACGATGACCGCTACTGCTAGGAGCCCGATCGGGTTGGCCGTGATGACGAGGTTCAGCAGCGCCTGATACGCGGCGGCGATCTTGGTGGCCGTCGTATACAAGACCCACGCCGTGACGAGCGATCCGACAATGAGCAGGATCGTCTTCATCGGACCGCTCATGTGGTCGAACAGATCGCTCAGATCGTGACCGCTCTTCCACCAGTCGGTCAGCCACTTCGCACCCGAGGCCAGAGCCCCGGTGAACTTCGTAAACAGCGGCAGCAGCGCCGATCCCAGCGTCTCTTTCAGGTTGTCCATCGTCGCGCTGAGCTTCTCCGATGGAGTGGCGGCAGCGGCGGCTGTTCCCGCGTACTTGGAGTTCGTCGCGGCGAGCAGCGCCTGCGAGACCTCCGCGCCCTTGCCTGCGTCGGCCATCGCCTTGAAGTGCGTCGCCTGGTCCTTCGTGATCACGCCCAGCTTGGTCAACGTGCCGAGCGCGCCCGCCGGATCGTTGGCAATCGTCTGGAACAGCTTCGTGAGCATCTTTTGCGGCTTGTCCGTTGCCGCGCTCATGTCGATAATCGTCCGCGTGATCTGCTCCAACCCCGACTGCGCGCCCTTCGCGCCGAACAGCTTGGTCAAGTCGACCGACTGCGCGATTTTGGCGGCAAGGTTCGTGATCGCTTCATCGTCTTGGCCGATGCTGTCGCCGAAGGTCTCCGACCATTGGGTAAGCGCGTCGAAATGAAGCTTGGCCGCGTCGGCATCTGACGACATCAGCTTGAACGACTTCGCGTTAGCCGCTGCTGCTCCCTCGGCTGCGTGGATGAGGTCGCCGCCGAACTTGACGACCGCGATCCCGGCGATCGCCCCGCCCAAGATCGCGCCCATGTGCTTGCCGATGCCCGACATGATGCCACCGGACTTGGTCTTCATCTCCGATCCGAACTTGTTCATGTCCGGCCGGACGTCGACGGTTGCGGTTGCTACGCTAGTCATGCTGTCCGTCCTTCGCTACGATGACGCGGTCTCTCCCCGCCATGGCGACAAGATCTGCCGTCGTCGCTTTCCTGCGCTGCTTGGGTGCTTGCGGAGTCCCATGCTCCGGTCGCGGAATCTTGACCGGCGGAGGCACCGGCTGTCCCGCCGACCGGTGCGTGGCGAAGTAGTTGCGATTCGTCACGTCGATCGACTCGATCGTGAGCGCCAGCAGCTCTTCCGAGTTGCCCCACTGCCAGCCCTCCGGATCGAGAGCGCGATGGAGCGCGCCGCCATGTGGTAGCCCTAAGACGAGTGCCCACAGGCGACGCGCGCCTATCCGACGCGTGCCCCAAAGCGCCTCTCGGAGATCGAGACCGTAGTGGCTGAGGAAGTCCGCCTCTACTGCGCCAAAGTGACCGGCGACGATCCCTCCGAGGCTGGCGGTTCCCCCAGGCTGGTCCCATACTCCTCCATCACGCCCTGAATCATGAAGAGCATCTCGTCGAGCGACGGCCGGTTGCGCATGAACTCCGGGAACTCGTCGCCCAGCAGAGACGCAAACACCTCGCGAATGGCGAGCGCCATCGCACCGACGTTCTTGCTCTCCATAGCGGCCTGCATCTCCGCGATGGTTAGGATCACGTCTCCCGGCATCTCGACCGGAAGCATGAACTCGTGATCCGTGCCGTCGTCGTTCTTGCCGAAGATGACAACAGGACCGACGTCCTCCACCTCGCGCTTTGCTGCGCGATACTCGTTGACGTTGGTGGGCATTACAGCGCCCCGGTGAAGCCGACGTCATCGTCGGTGAGGAAGTAGTACGGAAGCTCGCCCACGGCGGGCGTTGACTCGAACGAGACCGGGATCGGCACCACGTTCGTCCGCGTGAGCACCAGCTCGATCTCGCCTGACACCTCACCGCGCGGAACGAGCAGCCGGAAGTGCTTCGCCCCATCGGCCCACTCCACGCACATGATGCGCGGGTCGGCGTTCTGGTTTGGCGTGAACTTCCAGTCGACGCCCGACGCTGCGATCGTGCCGCCGAACGCCAGCTCGAAGACCGGCTCGTTCCACTGCAGAAGGTTGAACGCGACCGTCGTCACTTCGTCGGTCGAGATCTTGCGGATCGGGTTGGACTGGTTCCACGCCGGGACGCTGATCTTGCCCTTCGCGTCGTGGAATGTGACGCCCTCCTCCGACACGTAACCGCAGTCGATGAACGCTGCGTTGAGTGCCGCCGCTGCGAGGGTGGGCTGGGCGGTTCCAATCGGAGCCACCCAAAGTTTCCCATTTGCGCCGATTACGGTATCGGCTGCAGAGGTGCCTGGCATTGCCTGCTCCTAACCGGGCTTCGGAAGCCCTTCGGATCTCCCGCGCGCCTCGGACGGCTAACGCGGGTGGAGCGTCATCTGAACACCGAAGATGAAGCGATCGGTCCCGCTGTCCGGATCGGCGAACGGGAAAAGACCGGTGTCGTCTTTGACTTCGGTGATCACTGCCTCTGGCGTTGTCCCCCCTTCCAACTCAATCAGCGCGACCCGAGCCGCCTGCGCCGTAACGCGCGCCTCGGTGCGATTCCGTCCCCAGCCCTCCACCTGAATGCGCGGTGCGTCGACCCATTCCTTCATCTTGGGCGCGCCGCCCAGCCTCCGCACGACCGTAAACGGCAGCGGAAGCGGCGACTTCTTCGGCACCGTCGAGTAGACCTTGCCTTGTGTGATCAGACGGATCTGCTTGGCTGCGATCGCTTCGGCATCAGGGAAGTCAGCTGGCATCGGTCGCCCTCCGCATCGGAGCCTGCGGTGCCATATTCTGCGTGCCGAACTCGACCTCAAGCGCCCACGGCACGCCGACTACGACCTTTGCGACGGCCGTGCCGTCTTCCTCCTCGACGACCACTTCGATCGAGTCACGATAGTGGGGATCGTTCTGCTCCGGATCGTAGGGCGCGATGTCGCGCAGCTTGTCGGCGACGTCCTCGGCGCGATCTTTGACGATCAGCTGCATGGCCTCAGATCGGGCGAGCGCGGCGATCCCGAGCGGATTGATGATGAACGTCATGCTATCGCCACTTCCGGGTTGATGATCAGCTGGCCCGAGTCGACGGTCCACTTGTCCGCGCCCTTGGTCACGCTCAAATCGAACGCCAGTCGGCGCAGCACGTTTGGGATCGCCGACGTCGCAGCCGGAGGAATGCGGATGTGAACCATTCCGGCTGCCGCGTTGACGATCGTGATGTCGGTCGGCGACACGATGTTGACGATGGCGGCAGCGTCGAGATCTTCGTACGACGCCTTTGCCGTGAAGCGGACCGTCGCCCCTGTCAGGTTGATCGGTCCGGCAGCATTGGCAATGACCGAATCGAACTCGGCCGTGTCCCCGTGGACCATGGAAAGCGTGCTCATGCTGGCTCCATCGTACCACGTGGGTTCATATCGCTGCTAGTACCGTGAGGATTGGCAGGTGTCAATACAGACGGATCGCTCGCCGTCGTTCTCGCCGTGGGCGACGTGCGCGCGTACCACACGATGAACGGACCCAGGATCGTCGAGGGCACGGCTGGGGCGACCCAAAAGACCGCCACTCCGTCAAGCAACCCCAGGCTGTCAGACGAAGCTCTCCCGTAACTCACGACACGCACGACGCCGTCTGATGCCCCGAGAGCGTCCACGCGCGTCCGGAGCGCTCCCGTGACACGGGAGACGGCATCGGAGAGCCCAACCGGATCGATCCGCGTGCGGACCCAGCCCGCAGATCTTGCGACGGGGTCGAGCAGCCCCAACACGTCGGTCACGGTCTTGGACTGCGCGCCCGCTCCGGAGTGCACGGCGTTGTCCACCAAACCCTCGGGATCGACGATCGTGCGCAGCGCCGCGTACAATCGGGAGGCGCTGTCGAGGATACCCATTGCGTCCGCGTAATTCTTGCCAAACGTGCGCAGCCGGGAGTCCAGCATACCCATTGTGTCCGTCAAATTCTTTACGGTCTGCTTGTTGCGAGAATCTAAAAGCCCGAGTGGGTCGACGATCGTCTTGCCGCCCGCCTTGCTGACAGAATCTAGAAGCCCGACGATATCGACGACGCTCTTGGCGACGCCCTTGCTGCGCGAGTCCAAGATCCCGAGCGGATCGAGCGGCGAGCGTACGATCGCGCCTGCACGCACGGCCGTGTCGAGCAGTCCCAGCGCGTCGGTCGGGTTCTTGCCGTACTGGCGCGACACCGGATCGAGCAGTCCGAGCGGATCGGTGACGGTCTTGGTGTACAGCGTGAACAGCGTATGCGTGACGGAATCCAGGAGTCCGAGCGCTTCCGTCAGCGTGCGCACCGTGTTGCGAGATCTTGAGTCGAGTCCGCCGAGCGCGTCCGTCTGTGCTTTGGCTGTTGCCCTGGTGGCAGCGTCGAGCCCGCCGATCGCGTCGACAACGGTCTTTGACCACGCCGTGCTGCTCGTTCCTGGTATGAACGGCGGATAGTAGAAGTTCAAGTCAGCTTCCTAATCGACCACGGGCAGACGATGCCGCCCGCAGTCGCCTTGAGGGTGAACTTCCAGCCGTTCATGAAAACCATGGCCGGTGAGACCCAGATCTTGTCGACCTGCGCGTGCTGCAGCGGCCAGCACATGATCTGACGTGTCGTGCCTCCGCCGATCGCCATCTCGTAAGCGCGGATCTCAAGCTTGTCGGCTAGGATCATGTCGTTCACATCGACCACCAGCTGAAACACGCCGTCGACGGCGGACGCGGCTGCAAGATCTGCCTCCGTCGTACCGGACGAGGTCCAAGTCCCGGTCGCCTCCTCTGCGATTGCCATTTGCTCACCCCATCCCGTACGCAATCACGTCGAACAGATCGGTCGCCACGTCGGCGTTCAGCTGACAGTACAGCGTGCTCCCCGCTGGCACCGGCTGGTAAACAGGGTACGGCGGGAACGGACCGCCGATGATCTCCGTAGTCGTCTCCGTGTCGAATACCCAGTTGCCGAACGGAGCCGTTCCAGCCGAGTCCATCGCGAGTCGACAGTGGATTGTCCGCAAGTGGTTTAGAAGCGTGGCATCCGCCGCTCCGCCGAGGCCCACCGCCCAGTACCGATGTTCCTTCGTCGTAGACGCCGACAGTTGCACGGCTGTCCCCCACGCCGCCGCGCCCGGTGTGACGTTCGTGCCTTTCGAACCGGAGACCACAACGCCGTACGCCTTGATGTCGCCAGGCGACACGCCGCCAAACGGCGGAGCCTCTTCCAGCGCCGCGTAAATGATGACCGTGTCGGCAGACAGCCCAGCGAATCGCGCCCACACTTTGGTTCCCGCTGGAATGAAGCACGGGAAGAACTGCATTTTCGGCAGGATCGGAGCCGCCGCTCCCGCCGTGAAGCAGTACCCGACGTTCCAGTCCGGTACGATGATCTCCGGCGTGGTGGGTCCGACCCCGATATCCACGAGGCCAGGCGTGGCGGTCGCCGTGATGCTCAGCCCGTTCGCCTGCAGCCAGATCCCGTACGCGTCCCGAACGGTTGATGTGATAAGCGCCGTCCACGTTCCTTTGACGTCGACAGCGCCGCCCGTCAGCGTGATACCGGCATCTGCAGCGTGCTCGACTTCCTCGGGATAGTGCGCGGGCAGCCACAGAGGCACGGCTACACCGCCGGGTTCGTGCCGCAAGCCTTGTTGACTCGAACACAGTTGGCCAGGAACCGCTCGAAAACGTCGCGATCCCACGCCCAGAAGTAGTCGCCGTGCATCGTCGTCGGACCCAGCGCGCCATCGACGCCGTTGACCGGTCCGCCTAGCGTGATGTTTCCGATCGGACCCGTCCCGATCGCGAGCCGGATGTATGCCTGGACGGTCGGGAAGCAACCGGCTCCGGGCAGATCTCGATCCGCGCGCCAAAACAGCGTGACCACGAGATAGCCGCTGCTGGACGATGCCGGAGGCGTCAGCGAGAACGCACCTCCGCCGATCGTGTTGCGGTAGCCGTACTCATGGGTGACTCCGGCCGTGTTCTCCGGCGGAACCTGCTCGACGCACGACACCGGCTTGTAGTAGGCCAGCAGGTGCTTCGTCGTGGCGGGTTGGACGAGCGTGCCATTTTCGTACAGGCACGGAATCCAGATGCCGGTATGGTTCCCCTGCTCGACCCATGTCGTCGGCTTCGATCGAAGATCTGCCGAGGTCTCGGTTTCAGCGACGCCTACGGCACCGTAGAAGCAGTGCTCATGCGCGGATCTGACGCCGGGAGCGACGATCGGATCGATGTGCCCGCGCTGGCCGGTGCTCGACGCCGTGAAGATCGCCGATGGCGCTGCCTGCGCTTGAGGCGCGCCCGCGACCAGCGAGACGAGGATCAGGGCGAGAACGAACGCAGCCCTCCTCATAGCAGCCCCGAGTGCAGGACCGTCCGTGCCTCTGCTGGGTCGTTCGGCACGGTCACGATCCGGAGCAGGCTCTCGCCTACCGGCACTGTCGGGAACTTGAGGTCCAGCACCCCGTCCGAGAGCGTGCCCTGATCGTAAACGATCGTCCCCTCGGGCGCGGCCACCTCGACCACGACGTGCGCTCCCTCCGGCGCGTTGCCGGTGAGGTGAATGTACTCCCCGTCGTCCTCGACGGTGAAACCCTTGCTCTTCGCCATGCCGTCCTCCTCGTCGTACCCATCGTCTCTGTCACGCGCGGGCTCCGGTGACACGGGAGCGACTCTCCGGCGCTCTTATATTCCGGCGTCGTCCGCGTGTCACCGGAGGGCTCCCGTGACAAAGCTTTCTAAGCGCCTAGCAGGTCGTGGTTCCAGACGATGTCAAGCGTATCGCCTGCCGCCTTGTTGACGGGTGAGCCGGTGTCGACGGCTCGGCTGATCGTGTTTGCCGCCGTGCCTGCGACGTTGGTGATCGGAGTCTCGTTCGTGATCACCCACTCGTTGATGCCGTTGGCCGTCGCCACGCCCGCGCCCCAGGTCGACTTCCACTGAATGCGCCGAGACGAACCGTTCAGCGCTGTCGTCGGGAATCCGCCCGCGATCGCGATCTGCGACGCGGTAACGTACGTGACGATCGCCGCGCCTGCGCCGGTCTTGGCAACCGCCGTCGCTCCGCCTGTGCCGAGGCGCATGCCGGTCACGACGGCGATCGAGCCGATGGCTGCCGCCCGGTCGCCGTAGAACTGATCGCCCACCTGCGTGATGAGGTTGGCGAATGGTGCGCCGTCCTTGAGGTGGCCATGCTCATCGAACAACTGCCAGTAGCCGTAGCCGACCATCGTCAGCCCATCGTGCTCGTCGCGCATCGCGTGCGCTTGGGCGACGGCCTGATCGAGCAGTCGGGCTTCCGAGATCGTCTGCATCGAACCTCCTACCTTGCACTCCTGATCGGCACCGTCCGGATCGTCCGCCGGTACCGCCTGCGAATGAGTTCTCGATCGACCTTCGCGAACGCCACGTCGCCACTCGACGCAGACACGTCATCGTCGAACCCGGCCTCCACCGGACGCCCCGGATTGGCGAGCCAACGCTGGACGATCGCGCAAACGACCGCCTTGACGTCGTCCGGGATCACGGCGTATCCGTGCGAGTAGATCACCGTCATCGTCGCCTGGTGAGGCCAAAAGACGTCTGACGAGTCCATGAACAAACCCGGCAGCAGCTCACCGTCCGGATGGAACGTAAACCCGGCCGTCAAGCTCCCCACCGATCCGTCCGTCGACAGAATGACCGACGTGACGTCGATCACCGGCCGCTCGGGCAAGTAGACCTCGCCCTCGACACGCAGCACGACCTCCTCGTCTTCAACGAGCGCGAAGTGCTGCTGTGCCTCCGCTTGGACGAGACCTGACGCCAGTTCGAGGAGACGGACCGGTCGTGTATCCGCCTCCCCGAAGCTGGTATCTGCCAGCACGTTGAGATCGTCAACGGTGGCCAGCAGCGTCATTTCTTCGCCTTAGCCTTCCTAGCCGTCGCCTTCTTGGCGGTCGCCTTTTTGGCTGCCGTCTTCGGAGGCGTCGCCTTCGGATTGAGCGGCTTCGGCATCTTGATCAGATCCTTGCTCCGATCGGCCTCGGGATCACGGACTGCTCCGTCCACTTCGCCCGGTGCCACATCGTGCTCGATCGCCGCCTGCGCTTGCAGACTGTGATCGACCGGATCTGCCGAGGTCCCGAAGAACCCGGCCGCTTGTGCTTCCTCGTCGGTGAAGGCTTCGACCTTTTTGTCTGCCATCGGTCTATCCCTTCACCCGGCGATGCGAGGCGTAGACCGGCGTGACGGCGTCGGTGAGACGGCTGGGCGAGCCCACGCCTCCGACTGTCACGACGTACGTCTCCGACTCTGCATCGGTCTCGGGCGACCACCCAGTGAACCCGTACTGATCGGCTTTCCCGGTGATCGTCGCAGACGCGGTACCGCCTGGGTTGGCGTTCGCTGCCAACGTTGCGGCCGTACCCGACTGCACTGACAGGATCGTGCCGGTGCCCCCGACAAGGCCGGAGTGCTGAATCGTCGCGCCGACATCCTCCTCGTTGAAGCTGTTCGCCGGACCTGTGATGGCTGCAGACGAGTTGGTCGTGACGACCGACGCCTGCACCCGAGGCTCGACACCTCTACCTGCGACCATCTGTTCCCCTTCCTACCGCTGTCGGTCCGAAAGATCCTGAGGATCGATCAGATCATCAAACGGCCGACCGGGTAACGGTTGGCCTCAACCGGCTGGTCGTACGTGATCCTGTTGCTGACCTGCCAGCCTGCACGGAACGTGCAACGCAGCGCGACCATGTCCTGCTGCGCGAGGTTGTACACGACCAACCCGCCCGCGTCGGTGATGACGGCCTCGGTCAGGAGCTTGTAGGTGATGTCCTGCCGAACCCCGACGACGAACTCGTTGAAGTCGCCCTCCAACCCGAGCAGGTTCGCGCCTGCACCACCGGTCGGCCAGAGACCGCGCGCCGGATAGACGAGACTCATCCCGTCGTAGCCGGTGAGGTTCTGATCGAGACCGGCGAGCCGCTGGCCCGTCGTGTCACGCGCACGACGCAGCTTGCCCTTGAGCAGCCGCGACGCGATGATCGCGTTGGGATCGAAACCGTCGGCCTCGATGAGGCCGGTGAGGTTGTCGATGTCGTCCTGGATGCCACCGGCTGCGGCGGCTGCCGAAGCGGTGACTGAGTTGCCCGCTGCCAACGCGGCTGCGCTGACGTTGGTCGGGAAGGTGCCTGGTGCGTTGACGCCGAACAGGACCGCCGCGTCGAGCGCGCGTGCGATCGCTTCCTCGATGTCCGGCTTGATCTCCGACCAAACATCGAAGTCGACGTCGTCGAGCACCTGCTCCGGGATCGGAACGATGCAGGCCAACTCCTCGATGTTCATGAACTTGTTGGCCCAGTTGGACTCGGTCGTCTGCTTGAGGCCGACGTCCGCCGTCACCCAGTACGCGATCGGGAGAGCCGACAGGACCGGGAACCGGACCTGCGCCCGCGCGACTGGCACGCGACGAAACGTCGACAGAACCGCCGATCCGCTGCGGACCGACCCGAGCATCTCTTTCGAGACTTCCTCCGGGATCAGTGCGCCTGCGTCGGTGCGGCTGATGACGTTGTTGAACGGCATCTGCGGAACTCCTCGCTACTCAGGTAGAGCGGCCTGCCGCCCTACGAAGCAGCTCGTTCATGTCGCCGCCGCCTTGTGCAGATCCTCGCGACCCGCCATCCCCCCCGCCCCGGACCCGCGTAAACAGCACCGGGTGGGAAGCCTTGATGGCCTCAACCAGCTTGTCCAGATTCGTTGGGTTTCCGTCGGTGTCGCGCTCGACTTTGTCCTCGTCGATCATGCGCCAGACAACCTCAGGATCGATTGCCTTCGCTTTGACCGCTGCCGCTCGCACGTCCGACTTCAACTCCCCTGTCTGGACCCGCTTTTCGAGTTCGGCTCGCTTGCTCTGCTCGTCGGCGAGTGCGGCCTTCGCCTTTTCCAGTTCTGACATCTGGCCGCGCTCGATCTCTTGGAGCTTGGCTTCGGCAGCTTCTGCCCTTTGCCGAGACTCCCGAGCTTCGGCGTTCAAACGAGCAATGACTGCCTTCGAGTCATCCGATCCCGAAGACGCTGCGGCAGCCTCCGCTGCCTTTGCTGCGGCATCCGCCGCTGCTGCCTCTTGCGCTGCAGCATCCGCTGCGCCGGTCCCTTGCCCGCCATCCGACGAGCCTTGCCCTTCCACCTGTGACACTGCTTACCCTCCAATCGGAGCGGGTGCCGGTTGATCCGGCTGCCCGTTCGGTATCGGTGCCCCTGGCATGACAGAGAGTACCACAGGAGGCGGCGGTGGAGCAAGCGCCTTCTCGGCCTCCCGCATCTGGCGGAAGCGCGCGATCTCCTGTGGCGAGAAGCCCCATTTCTCCCAGAGAGCTTCATTCGGGACGCCGATCGTGGAGAGCTTGGTAAGCGCGTCGGTGTGCTCCCCCTCCGATCGGGACTCGGGGTCGGCCCACAACGTCTCTGAAAGCACGGCGTCCTTGCGTGGGTCGTCCTCGACCGCAAACGCCAGCCGCATGACTTCCTCCCACGATTCCGAGAAATGCGTCATGCGCCTGCGCGATTTCGCGACCAGCCCGGTCTCGGCGCTCTTGATCGCTTCGCCTGACGGGAACTGGCCTGACAAGTAGAAGTAGTGAGGCGGGGTCCGGCTCTGCGTCGCGATATGTTGCACAAACATCTCGATCGCGGCGACAAAGATCCTCAGATCCGCCTGCGCGAACTCGCCGAACGTTGTATCCGAGTCCTCGCTCACCCACAGTCGATCGACCGCCGACTTGAACGGCTCGATCGGCTGATTCGTGTCCGGATTGACTGGAACTTCGAGGCCGGTCGCCCACCGCTGCCGGAACGCCTGGAACTCGGACGCGACCAGCATATCGGCCACGAGCTTGTTGACGGCGTTCTGAATCGGGATCACCGTCCGGATCTCGGAGTCGCAATCGTCGAGCAACCGCTCTTTGTTGTGAAGCGGCACCATCGGCACGACGGCCAGCGGGTTTTCGAGCGGCCACGACTCATCCTTCACCAGCCGCTGCACCCACTTGATGCGAGTGGTACCGCCGCCCGTCTTGACCGGCTTCTCCGACATGAACTTGAACAGCCCTTCCGGCAGATACACCGTCGCCATGATAAAGCCGGTCCAGTCGTCGCGCCACGTCTTGAGCGCAGCTGCTCTCCTGCGCGGCGATCCCGGCACTTTCTCGACGATCGTCTGTGACGGGTGCTCCGGTGTGATCACGGCTTTACCGTCCGCGTCGGCCCATACAAGCGCGTTGGCGAGCCCTGTGGTAAACGCGGCGTTGTGTGCCATCTGCGACCCGGCGTCCATGTTATTACGCTGCCAGATCAGCCAAGCGTCTCTGTCGGCAGATCCGACCGGATTGAGCAGGTCGGGTGGAGGTGGCGGATCTTGGAGGTCGATCTTGTCGGTGATCCGGAAGCCCTGGACGTTGAGCCGCTCTTCGACAGCGTCGACGACGAGCCCGCACCAGTTGTCCGACAAGTGGCGGAACAGCCCGTGGAACGCGGATCTGAACTGCTCCGTTGCGAAAGCCATCGGGTGATCGCCGTCGTAGTAAGATTCGAGCGTTGCGATCGCGTCGCGACGGTCCAGTAGCTTCTTGTACAGACGGTTCAGCCACCACTCCGGCGATCCTACTGCGAGCTGGTCTACCAACCCCGCCTCCTAAAACGTGATGAGCTTCCCGGACCGCTTCCGACGCCTCGGATCGGACGTTACTTGGTCCCACCCTACCACGGCAGCTACCGCCAGGTCAATTGGTGGACCCGTGCGGCTCGCTTTCGTGATCCACGCACCCTCTGCCGTCTCTTTTTGCGTGGCAGAGTCGAGATGGCGCGCCACGGCAGGATCTCCGTCGTGCGTGATTTCGCCTGTCAGCACGCTTGTATAGAACTTGCTGCAGGCGTCGTGCTTGCGCTTGATCATATGCGTCCAGTCGAAGATCACGACGGTCCGATCGCCGTACGCGGTCGTCCAGTCCTGCACCTCACCGTGCCAGCCGTTAGGATTGCAGACGAACCGCTTGACGCGGTGGGTTTCCATAAACTGCTTGACGACGGCTTTGACTTCGTCGGTCGGGACCTCGTAGTCCTGGTCGGTCTCCTGCGGCTCCCAGCTCGCGACGTGCGTCATGTAGTTGTGATCGGGGAAGATCGCAACGAGACCGGCGCTGTCGCGATCGTACGTGCCTGAGAAAGCCAGCACAGCTTCGGGGATCTTGTCCAGCTCGGGCGTCGGTTCCTTGAGCGTGTCCCAGCGGCCCGGTGGGAGCCAGCGCGAGACCGATCGAGTGAAGCGGTTCCCGTGATACCGCATCCACTTGTTGAGGTCGATCGCCTGCGCTCCGTCAAACCTCGAGCGAATGTACGACTCATGCAAGAACCCGCCATCCTCTAGGGCTGGGTTGGAGTGGCGGATCGCGAGACGCCATTGTGCGAGGTCGGCGTCTGTGACGATCTTTTCGGGTACCTCGACAGTCTCCGGGATCTCGTACCACTCGAACAGCATCTCGTCGTCGACGATCTCGCCCTTGGCTAGCGCTTTGCCTCGCAAGTACATGCGCCCTAGCAGCGTGTTCAGATCCGATCCGGCCGTCGAGATCGCAGCGGTGAAGGCGTTCTGGCGCTTCCCGATCGAGCCGTCTAGGACATCGAAGACGTCGGCCAGCTTGCCGGTCCACTCATGCAGTTCGTCGGCGAGCAGGCGTGTGGCGCGTGGGCCGTCGTTCGTCCCCGCTACGGCCGCTACCCTCTTGATCTCGCCTGCTCCATCCTTGAGCTGAATGCTCAACTCTAGTCCGTCAACGAATGGGCGCAGCGGCGAGTCTTCGTGAGTGATCCCCTCTTTGAGATCGCCAAACACGAGGTTGGACTGTGACAAGCTTGCCGCCGACACCAGCACCAGCGGCGAGATCGGAGCGG